TTCTTTTTTAATGCTGCAAAAGACATATATTTTTCTCCTTAATATGCGTTGTATGCGTTTGTTTATTTTTCTAATATAACTCAATATTCGTTGTATGTCAAGATGTAAATTAAATATATTTACCATAATTTTCATAATAATCTTCAATCAAAAGAGTCTTTATAACTCCAACATAATAATCAAGTTCCACATCTAAAAAAGACATGTACTTGTCTATCTTCTTACAATAAACCGGCCAGTAAGTTGTATCATCAATCTTTACTTTTTTCAAGAAACCAAAAATCTTTTCAAAGATTACTAAGGTTTCTAAACAAATTTCACCTTTTTGTTCCAGTTGTACTATAAAAGGATAGTGTCCTTTTAAAGACCTAAAAATATCTTGAAATTCTAAGTCTTTATTTGATGCACTAGAAAATAGAATTTCACAATCCGATTTAAAAGTGTATCTGATACTATGTATTCTTTTTTTCCAGTTTTTATAGATCTCAATCGATTCTTTATCAAGTAGATTTTTAGAATACATATATTCATTTCTATGTATTGCTAAATTTCCACTATCAGTAACATTAACAAAAACTGAAAGTAAAAATTCTTCTAAGGTTTTTTTGTCATATCTTTTAGAAAGTTCTTCAAAAGTTTTTTTATCTTTTCTATTCAGATATGTTTCTTTTTTTGTATTTACTTTACCATTATACTTCTTAAAATCAAACTTACCAGCGAAATGATTCTTCATTGCCAAATATATCTTAAAGGCTTCAAAATCATCTATTTTTCTACTAGACATGTATCTCATAAAGGTAGCCGCTGAGTCGATTTTCTGACTAAGTTTAAACCCTCTGCTTCGTATTTGATTTTCTCTTTTATAAATGAACTCAAAAGTGGAGTCACATTTTCAACTTCTAAATTATTAGTTTCGCAGTAATGCGTGATTGTTTCGATGTAAGACATTTTCATTTCACTTACATTCTTTTCAATTTCATCACAAAATTCTTTTGAACTTTTTAATTTTAACATTCTATCTCCTTTCGTATTATAGCGTATATTTTTACAGTATACGCTATAATACAAGTTATGTCAAGACTTTATTCTGACTTCCAGATTGTCCATACGCCCCAAAGAATTGCTATCCATGCGGCGAGTTTTACTAATGGACTTCCCATTAACAATAAAACTCCAAATACTACTAAAAGAATACCATCCCAAGTAGTTCTTTCATTTTTTCTAGCCATAGTCCAGTCTTTTAACTTATCGACCATATGACCTCCTTTCTGTTAATCAGTTAATTGTCTGGAATCACTTGCGATTCCAAATTCCCCATAATACCCAAATCGCAATCAAGCCCATAAGACCTTCTGCGCCTAGTACAGCAAGCATATTACTCACATTGCTTACTACACTCACTTCTGGAAAGAATGGGATTGCACCTAAACCTAGTACTTCTACTACAATCATAAGCGCGGCGACACTAATACCTAATTCAGCTAGTGCGCCAGCCCAACCTTTTACTTTGTTGATAATATCCATGTATTACCTCCTTTCGTTTTTAAGTTGTTTTTCAAATTCACATAGTAATTAATATACGGCTTTAATAACTTATGCCGTCTATACCTGCTAATTCTTTACATTTAAATTTAGCAACATCTCCATTTTCAGACAATACATCAAAATGACATACAATATCTGCTTTGCTACATCCACTATTTTTCCATCTATATGGCAAAATCAAAAATTTACTTTCTATAGAATTGATATGAATTTTTGTTTGTCCCAGACGTTCTCCGAATCTTTGTCCAAAAACTATAGTACAACTCACATTTTCAAATTTTTTAGTATCCCATTGAGCAACTAATTGTGGAGATGATGGAAATTTTGGATATGGACTTGTAGAATTAATTAAATTGTATCCCCATTCTCCGATTTGTCTATCTATCGAAAGGGAATATGTAACTGTAGGAAAATCTTTTACGGGCGTCAGAGTTAAATCAATATATTGCATCCATGAAGTTTCGTTTGTATGAACAACTGTTTTATTTTTATCATCAAAAATTATATCCACACTCCCATCACTAGTGCTAGCACTTATGAGTAAAGCAACTCTAGCAATTCCTACAGAAGAATTATTAACTTTTAACTTTACAGTCTGGCCAGGCGCGAGTGTCACTCTCTTTTCTCTAATTTGTGAATTAAGAGTAACTGTTTTTTCTGGAACAATCTCAAGATCATCAGTGTTTTTATCCAATCTGGTAACACCAAATAAATAAAAATTCCCCCAAACAAAAGGGGCCCCATCCTCATATTGGGGCTCATAGAGAACTCCAAGATGATGCTCAATTCCCAATGGAATTCTGTCGCTAACCAATCTAACTACTCTGGACATTTATTTTTTCCTAAAACCTATTTTTATATTCTTCTGTCATATTTATTAGTTCTTTTATATGAACATCTCGTTTAGACACAAAAACCTCTGGTTCGTCTTTGTCTGCCACCGCCGCAATAATGACTAAATTATTTATGGGCATTTTATATCTCTCCTCAAACATCACTGCGTAACCAGAAGCCTGACAAAAATATTTTTCTAACTTACCATATTTATCTCCAATCATGCTTTGCCTAGAAGTCTTGAAGTCAATTATGGATAGTTTACCATCAAATTCGGCAACACAGTCAACCGTCCCAGCCAGTCCTAAATGATCTGAATATAATGGATGTTCCTGTGCATACACATTATCAATTCTTTCATCTAAGACAGGTTTTATTTTCAAAAAAGTTTCTATGTCATTAGGCATAGTCTTTTTTGATTTCCATTCTAAATTGTTTAGATGATCTTCTGCCATTTGATGAACACTAGTTCCACTTCGGGCAGCTTGAGTAGTGATTTTATTGGCAACCTCTTCACCAACTCTTTTTCTCCATTCCATAAGTCCTTTCGCAGAAAACCACGAAAGGACTGTTGTTATAGATGGATACTTATTTCCGTCTGGTGTTAGATACCATCTTTTACCATTTTCATTTACTCGACTAAGCTTATTAATCGGTAAGTCAACATCAACATGATTAAACATTATACTTCTTTCTTATGTTCCCTTTTCAAATTACTAATTGCTACATTCATCTCTTCAATAAATGGATTATCAATATCTAATTGTCTGTCAACAATTGCTTGTAGTATTAGATGCAGAAAAGCTAATTCATCTAAGAACCTCAAATCCTGTGTTTCAAATTCATATTCTACAGATAATGTTTCGATTAAATCCAACATAACATGCTGACAAATTTGATCTGATTCATCTCCATAGTCAATATAATCTTTGATCGACTCCAGTGTTGGGAGGCCCTGTTCTTTCTTAATACTGAAATACTCTGCTGCATCTATTACATTTGACATTTACGCAATTCCTAGTTCTAGTTTATTTATAATGTAATCTTTAACTAGTGCGCTCCTTACAATGTCCTCTTGGCCAAATTCTATGAATGAAAACTGTGACATCTTTCTGATAATTTTCATAAATTCTTTGATGCCATTTTTCTCATCTTCCCATCTGAAGTCAGACTGTCTAAAGTCTCCACAGAATATTATTAAACAATTATCTCCTATTCTAGTAATTACTGAATCTAGTTCATGAAAGTTCATATTTTGACATTCATCAACAATTATTATGCTATCGTAAAATGTTTGGCCACGAATAAATGATGTAGAACTAAAATTAATTAAATTGGTTTTTCTTAAACTTTCATATGCTGTGCCACACTGAAACAATTCGTTTACAATTGTTTTATATGGTGCTTCATATGATTCTGTTTTCTGTTTTTCTGTGCCGGGCAAGAATCCCATATCTCTTGTTGGAACTACACTTCTGATTATCTGTATTTCTCTATACATCGATCTTTTAGAAAGCAATTCATTCAATGCAAGATATAATGAAACGAAAGTTTTACCTGTGCCTGCAACTCCATGTAAGAATAAATGATTTCCTTGTTCAAATGAAGAAAATACTTTATCTTGTGCTGGTGTCATTGGAAAAATTTTTTTTAAATCTGTACTCCTGCTATCTAAACCAATTAATCTATTGTTACTACTTCTATTTTTCTTAGACCTTCTGCTCACGATCAGACTCCTATTGTTGGGGGAAAACTAATTGTAAGCTTGTAAATATCTAATACCCCGAGGCAGATCTCTCTACATTAAATTTAGATTCACGTTTTGCAGCGCCTGGCACAGCATCAACCTTATCTAATACTTTTTCTTTAAATTCAAGGGGAACTTTTGCACGACCAGTTGGATCACCAATGTTTACTTTGGTAATGATCTGTTCTAATGTACATTTTTCGGGGTGAACGCAAGACGGACAAGAACCACGTAGGGCTTCGTCCCTCTCTGATATTTTACACGAATGTTCAAATTCGTGATTACAACTTTTACATCTAAATGTATATAATGGCATTATTACCTCTATTCACTTTTAGATGTTGGATACAAGCTTTATTCAATTATATTTTCCGTTTATTGATATTTCAATCTTAGAAATTCATAACCACTAAAATATATATGATTTACTTGTATCCGACATCCGCATTTCAGCTAGTCTTTTTTAGAAACAAAAGAATACATTTCTTTTGCTTTTTCCATTAGTTCATCCATTGAATACATTTGATTGGCTTTTTGCCACTCTTCCATAGAGCTTTTACCTGCTTCATACATTTTCTCCGCGAACTCACGATTCATGTGATATTGCTGATCCATATAATCTTTGGCAAGTTGAAGCATTTCGGAACGAATTTCAAAAGGATTTTTATTAGACATTTTTTTCTCCTGTGTCTGTGTGTAAAATCTCCCCCTAACCGTGGGGGGAGGCGTGCTTATTAAGTAGCAACCCTGTAAATATTTAGAATGTGAAAGATGCGCCGATTGTTACGTCACCAATTTCCCAATCACTATTGGTAGATGTTTTTGTAAAAACTTCTGCGCCATCAAGAAATTTGACTGGCATAGTTACTTGGTATTCTGTTGAAGTCCATTCAATATTTTCAAGATCAAATACATTTGGGCCGACTTCTAAAGTACCCAATCCAAAATCCCATGCAACATCAGTTTCAAATGTAAAGCTATTTGTTTCTGTTTCCAAATTTCTTTCTGCTGTCACTTCATTGTTCCATGAAAGACCGTTTCCAAGTTCCATCGCTGCGGCCGAACTTGCCAATACAAGTGCAAATGCACCTGACAAAATAATACTTCTCATTTTTGTTATTCCTTTTTATTATGAGCGCCACTTCTTCTGTTGCTAGGTGAGTGGCCAACCCCCTGTGGTTACGCTGCTAGAGCGAACTCAGAAGGTGCAAAATTATCGTTTGCATTTAGTTTAGTTGGCCGAATATCGTAAGCCACCACGGTAATCTCCACTCATCTCTACTCACCTGTCGATCCTAGTTCGCCCCCATCAAAAATGCACTAACTTCGGCGTCCCATCGTGGGCAACCTATGTTCTGCATAACTTCCTGATGCAGCAGGACATAGTGCATTTATGGTGGAGGCGTTGGGTACTGCCCCCAAGTCCAGTATGTGTTTTGAATTGCATCAACAATTACGAATTTATTTATACCACAATTATTACGACATGTCAACACTTTTTTAAAGTATTGCAAATATATCACATAAGTTCAAAGTGTGGCCCATCGATAAAAGGCCTCCGACCTTGACTGCGACGAAGATCTATGTATGCATTCATAGCATCTTCAGCAGTACCAGAATAAGATCTGATATCGCCTTCTGACCAAGCAGCACCCCACTTGATCGCTACTCCAAGCTCTTCAGCGGCCTGTTTGAAAGCATCACAAATATCGTCATATACATTAATTTCCCACACAACATCTGACCCATCATAAGCTACCACATCCACCGCATGTGAATAACCAGAGTCTTGAATAAGATGTTTAGACTTCATAGTCTGTGAGCGACCACTTGCTACAAGTCTCTCCTGTTCTTCAAGCGTTCTAACTCCATAAGTGACACCAAAATCAACTTTAGTGAGCTCTATGGCTCGCTCAACGACTGCAACCATATCTGGATGCACTCCTTCTAGTTTTGCCTTCGATCTATTTGATAAATTAAATCCCATTTATAATCCTTTCTAATGTAAAATATTATCTTCTTCGTCTACTTCATATTCATGTTTTGAAAAATCTATTTCTTCAATTGGAATTCCACCATATGTGATAGTTTGATCATATTCATCCCATCTAACATTAAGGGTTTCTGGTGTTATATGCTGAAATGATGTATCCATATTAAACTCTGGAATTTCTTTTCCATCATTTATACTTACAACCTTTGCAGTTCTGTCTATTCCCATCATTCTCTCACCAATCTCAATATTATTCTGTCTTTTGAGTTCTTCTAGAGCACTCTTCAATGAATCTGCTAATTCTAATTCCAAATCGTCTGGTAATGATCCTAATTCGGTGCTTGTAAACAAATCATTTCTTTTATTTTTTACAGATAAAGTACCTCTCTGAATCCAATCATATCCAGACGCAATAAGAAAATCTTCGATCTTAGCTAGTACTTCTGGTAATGCAAATTCAGAAGAATCAAACTTATAATCAATCTTTTGACTCTCACTTCCATTTTCTGTTTCTATATAACTAAATTTATAGAAAGATTTCCATTCTGGCAATTCAACCATATCATTCTCCTTATAAAAAATCGTCAATACTTATTTCTGATTTATACCTTCTTATATTTGCAGTATTGTGTTTAACATCTTTACTATGTATAAAAGGCATTGTATCAGTGATAGTATATTCTGTTTCGCCTGGTTTTTTTATCTTCCATTGTAGATCACTATCTTTAGGATAATTATTATCCCAACTACAAGTCGAGTATCTATTCATATACTTTCTATCTTTTTTAGTCAATGGATAGATATATCTAAACTGCTTTCCCCAAACTCTAGAAAACCCTAGCTGACCCATTTTTTCATCATTTGGTCGTGGGCCATATTTTGTATCAAATCTACCCATCTCTTTTTTCATTTGTCTTTGGATGGTTCTAAAGTGTACTTTCTCTCCTGTTTCTGAAACATAAACATCAGACCAAATAAAACCGCCATGCAAGAAGTTAGCAGATTGATAAACATAGCCAGGCTTGCCCACAATTCCATCTGCCCAAGTGTATAAAAATTTGATATCTGGAGTATTCTGTTTCATCCATTTAACTGTTTGCGATAACATCTGACTTTCAGAATTTCTTGGCATTGTCTCGTCCATACACATCTTGCCAATTTCAAAGTAATCTTTTGTTGTCAAGTCTGGAAACATTTTCTTTATTGTTCCCATTGGATTTGTGCCCCACCCCAATGTTAGTACACCCATCAATTCTTCTTTGACAAAAAAACCAAGATAATGTTTAGTCAATCTAGGCATAACAGCAGAATAGTGCCTCTCTGCGACAAACAAAGAGGCTTTATTCTTATGCAAAGGTTTTATGTCAAATTCAACCATCAAGCATCTTTCATGGAGTAAGCTCTTTGTTTCTTTGGATCTCCCCAAAGTTCTCTAGCATTTACTCTAATAAATTTTTTGTTTGTTTCATTTGGATTTGGATTTGCCATAGTGATAACAACATTCTTGCCCTCTTTCCAGGCATCCCTCTGACGAATCAAACGACCGATTGTATTCTTTGGCATTGGTGTGCGGTTGTGCTTAGCAACACTTCTACGTTCGCCCTTAGAAGTATATTTATCTCTTAGTTTTTTCTTTCCCATTATTCTGGATCTCCGTATTTAATAAGTCTTTCAAATCGAAAGGATCTCCATCCTTCCTTTTCCACGTCCCATACTGAAAAAAGATTTTCATCTTTATTTCTTTTTTCGGAAATGCGCCCTTCTGCTTCAGTAGGGTTATCAGGCCACGGCACTATATTTGGATTTGTTGTACACATCATCTCCCGAATCGTTCCGTCTGCTTTTTCGAACACCACCTTTTGTACTTTTTCGCTTAGCAGAAGTTTTAGTTTTGCTGGTTCTATTTCTAGATGCCACGGATTTTTTTGTGCTTCCATTTTTTTCACTCTCTAATCTAACTTTTAATTTGTTATAAAAATTCCAATGTTTCGATACATCATTATATCTTGCATCATATAATATGCTCCAATCTTTTGCAGCACTACAGTAGTAGATCATATGTTTACCATGTTTTGTTTCTTTAGTTATACCATATTTTGCCCCGCCTGGCAAGACTATTTCTTCTTCTATTTTAGAAAGATCAAATTTTGGTTTTGGTGGGGGTGGTGGATATTTTTTTATAGGCCTGGATGATTTAGTTGGTATGGGCCTATTAGAATATACAGTTGTATTTTGTGGAACCACAAAATTCTTTTCTGCTTCCAACTGCGCTTCTTTTTCACGGGCAGCTGCCATTTCCGCCTTGGTTCGGCGTTTGCGTTTCTTTTTTGGTTTTTCTTCTAAGACATCAAAAATGTCTCTAAACTTTGGCATAATAATCTCCAAGATTGATTGGTGCCTCCACCCAGACTCGAACTGGGACGACCTAAGGTCGAGAGATTTTAAGTCTCTTGTGTCTACCTATTTCACCACAGAGGCGGTGGTGCCGCTCGAGGGACTCGAACCCCCGACCCACTGATTACAAATCAGTTGCTCTACCAGCTGAGCTAGAGCGGCTTATTTCAATACCATATCTATTTTAACCAACACTACACTTCCGTTGATGTTTACTGCTGCAAATGTATCAGCATCTTGAATACCTAAAGATTTGAAATCTTTAGATGACGATAAACGAATGTTTCCATCATCATCAGTACTCCAAGTATCTTTTACATTTGTGCTTGAACCATAACGAGTCATTTTCACTTCTCCACATTATAAAAAGTATATCTACATGTTATTTCTTCATCTGGCAAAATATCTCTTGTAGCCACAATAAAGAATCTACTATCCCTTTGAACCTTTAAGATATTAGGTTCTTCGGAATGATTATAGAAAGCACCTAAAGGTGTTCTCTGTAACTGATCGCCCCAATAAAAATGAGACAATCCTATTTCGGTTCCTTCCTTAATAGGTTCAACTGCAAAGAGTCCTAATCCATTGATTTCAGATTTTTTAATAGTAACGCTATCAGGTAAAGGTTTATACATTTTTGCCTCTTTCTGGCTCCGGCGGTAGGGATCGAACCTACGACCAATTGATTAACAGTCAACTGCTCTACCGCTGAGCTACGCCGGAATAATTTCTGTTTGGTCGGAGATGTAGGATTCGAACCTACGACCCCTTGGTCCCAAACCAAGTGCGCTACCAGACTGCGCTAATCTCCGTTTATAAGTTGTGGGTAGGATTACCGATTACCTACATCTACTCGCACTGAGCGCTCGGGCTAACTCGCTTTCAAACTACACTGCATCCGCTAAGACAGGGTGCTACCCTCTTTGTGTATACCTTAGTGGCACGCTTACCACTTATTCAGTCACCACAATCCATAGGCCGTCGCCATGGATTTTTATTTGGAGCGGGTAAGGAGAATCGAACTCCTATCTTCAGCTTGGAAGGCTGTAACATTACCACTATGCTATACCCGCTTAAACTTCTATATCTAAGATTGCTCCTTGTTCAATTTGTTCTTTATTGAAATAAGTCCTAAGTCTTAGATCTTCTAAACTATCATCAATTCTATCTTTTTGTTCAACCCATCTTCGTAAAACATCTATATTTACATCAGTCCTTGTAGATGGTTCTACTACACGTTTTGAATCTTTACCCGCTGGGGGTCTAACATTTTCACTATTAGGATAATGTGGAGCTTGTGGAGTTCCATACATTGTCGCCTGCATCACTTGATAAACATCAAATGGCATTCCTGTCGATGGTGTTACACCCATTTCATTATCCTTTCTAAATTAACGACTACTAGGTGTTCCTTTCTGGTGCGCGGTTTGAGGGGATTCAGGTCGCTTCAATAAAATCAGAACCATTTCTGCCTTACTGGTTTCTACCTCTTCCTAGTAGTCTCCCCTATTTATCTGGCCCGCTCGGAAGGACTCGAACCCTCAACCTACTGATTAGAAGTCAGTTGATCTATCCAGTTGATCTACGAGCGGATATTTTCTTTATATCAAATAACTCCGATTCTGTCAAGAAGTTTTCTTTGAAAGAATATTAATCACTTGAGCTTTTTTATGTTCTCTTCCCATAATGTAAGCTCGCTCAAAAATATATGCCTCTTTTGGACTATCTTCTATAAAGAAAACACCACCTAAAATAACATCTCCTTTTACGGTATCTATCTGCACATCATATAATTTGTCTGCGTAATAATCTATGCTCATTTGTTACTCATAAAAGAAAGAGTTGAAAGATACATGTGCTCATATTCATTCCAAACTTCATCAAATTGATTTTCTAATAATGATTTTTCTTTATCAGAAGCATGGCTCAAAAATTCTTTCTGAGCATCATCATAATCAAGTCCTTTAGAATAAAGTTTTCCAACTCTAATAGAAATTTCTTTATCTGCCATTTAATGTATCCTCTTCTAATCTTGATATAATATTATGAAGCCTTAAAAAAGACATATCAATACTTATATCAGGTTTTTTAGTTTCATGATACATTTTTAAAAAAACATCACGAATTTCTTTTAACTGTGTTATTTCTTCACGTTCCATTCGCGACCTTCCTCTATCGCATCTTGAGCAGCATGTAGATAGTCACTATCTTCATCTGTTAAATGTGCAATATAGATACTGACCCTATCAATTATAGCAGAGACCCTATCGGGGTCTTCCAAGTGTGCGTTGTTCTCCATGCACCATTGCAGTTCGTCCATTAGCGGGACGACCATGCGCTGTATTTTATTTACCATATCCTAAATCCATCCTTCCTGATTGGACATATTTGGTGTTCCAACCAGACCATTGACGATGGATTTCACGCGCCTGCTCTTGTGTCAAGCCCTCATATCGAAAAGTTTCATTTGAACCATCAGCAAGTTCATACTGAACATACCACATATATCACTCCTTATTGTTTAAGCCGTACAAACGTAAGGCTTGTTCCATTTTCCAACATTGATGTCCAAATAGTATGCAGTATCAAAGTAATCAATCATTGCATCACTGTTATCATACCATTTGGGACCACCGTTTGTAAACGCACCTTTCATTGCCGCAACCAAATCTTCAAAGAAAGAAGAAGCTTCTCCATATTGATCGGAATGGTAGGGATTTGCCTGAAAGTATCCGTTACATTCATAGTAAGGCATATTCCGCCGTTCAGCAATCTCTTGATTTTTTGCATTTGCAATTCCAATCAAGTCAAGAACACCTTCTTTAATATTCACAACCAAAGAAGAATGGTTGTTAACACCAATCGTGCCTTTCATACCGTACTGTTTTAGTACATTTTTAATTGCAGGGGCAAGAGCTTTTTTCATGTCTTGTGAAACATATGCCATAACGTAAGAATCTCCTATGTTTTTTTACCTTACACTACTAATATAAGTCATTTGAGCAAAGAAGTCAAGGGCTAATGAAGAATTTTTTACATATTTCATCAATTTTTCTTTCCTGTAAATCCCATTTATAAAGAAAATGTTCAAGTTTTTGGTAACAATATGCATCTTCCTCTATATCAAAGAGTTCATAATCATCTTCTTCGGTTTGATATAAAAAAGTTAGTGCCTCTTTCCAAGTAATATTTCTAGATTGCATACAATCTCTCAATTCATGCTTGAATCTAGACAGCTGTTCGCTATAATATTCATCAAAATTTGGTTCAGAAGGATTTTCGTCCTCTTCCCAAAGTCCAGTTTCCATTAATTCTACAACATAATTTCCCATTTTACTCATTATTTTCTCCAAATTTTTCAGCTAATTCATCTTCCATTGAAAATGCTTCGATTTCCCAAGGACGCTCATGATATTCTAGATCGCCCATCAAAGTTTTACGATGCCATTTGTGTGTTTTGAAAGTAATTTGACGTAGTTCATTCTTTGCATATTGTTTTACATGAACTAATTCATGACAAAGAGTCTTGATAAAAGTTTCTCTATCCAAAGAACTATCAATTCTGACTGTATATTCGCGATCATCTTCATCCATACAATCGCCAAGGACGCCTTCTTTCTCAGAAAGCTTCGAAATGAGCTGAATTTCCAGCATCACACCTTGTGTTCTAGGGAAAATTTGAGATTTTACGAACTCAGCAACTTGATATGCGAGTTTTCTTTTGCGAGAGCCGGAACCAGAGACATATAAATTGTCGAAGTGAACCATTTTTTTACCTCTATCATCAAATACAATATGATTCTGTCACATTTGAGGGGATTTGTCAAGGGCTTTTATTAAATTTCTTCTGAAATTTCTACTCTCATTCCTTTATTTTTTGCCATTTTTTCATAAAGACTATCAATTTTTGACCTATCATGGTCGAGAGCCTCTTCAACTGAAGTTAATATATCCTGTAGTCCTTGTACATATCCAGTTTTATGGGCAGATTTCATACTAAAGTATAGTGCGACACAAAGATAAATGCCGAACCCGATTACAACTGACATAGAAATCATTTTTTTTCCTCTTTGATTGTAATTTTAGAACTAATATCAAAATAATTGTCTATTGTCTCAATCATTTCTTTGACTTCATGCGATCCATTCCAAGAATGTTCATAAATTTCTAGAAAATTTTTGAGTTCAAGTCCAATGTTTGTAAGAGCTTGTTCTGAAAGATGCAATTTATACTCAGCATCATACATTCTTTCTTTCAAATATGTTTCGAAGTCAGTTAAAGTTGCCGTTCCATCAAGTGCCTCATTTAAATTTACAAGATTTTCTGACATTTGTGTAGATTTTTCATCAAAAAAATCAAAATTCATTTGCGTCATTACTGTCACCTTCAGTTTCATTAAAATATTTATGTGTATGCATTTTCTAAACACCACGTCATACGAGCATCCCAACCTTTTTTCCACTCAGAATATTCAAAAGAATCTTCTTTATATGGATTATCTTTCCAAAGAAGGCCAGAAGCATGTGCATCTACGCCTTCTTGAAAAAAATTATTCGACCCACACATGATGAAATCTCTCTGGAAGGTTTTCACAAGTGAAAACTTCATCAGTGTAATTCAGAACTCGAACACATTCGCCACTTGAATATGAAAAATGCACGTCAGGCATTTCCAACATGTTCAAAAACGAATTCACAATCATTGCTCCGCCCAGGCCAAACGCAGCCGAGTAAAATATTATTCGAAACATTACCACTCCTTACGATCTTTTTCGTTATCCCAGCCATAACGATAAGCCTCAATCTCACCAACAGTCATGTTATCTTTTTCAACACGCTCACCTTTGTATGTGCCTAGTGGCCAGTAGTGGGGGTCAAAAGAACGGTGATAATAACGATCGGCAGAACCTCTGTCTTGAGGGCTGCCATGTAAAGGAATGCCATCAGTTACAATGATATCAAAATCAGGATATATGGTCATGAGAATTCTACCCCCACTTCAAACATGTCAACAGCAGATACAAAATCAAATTCCCCATTGGGAAGTTCGACAGTGAATTGAATGTCTGGATTTCCACCAAAACAAACACGACGATCAACAACAGTGTTGCCGGAGATTTGTGTAGCAGTCCACACAGAATCCATAAAAGTTTTTAAGTTAGAGTTCATAATTTAGCTCCCTGTTACCAAGTTCCAAACGCCATTACCTTGCGCTTCTAAATCTTCAATAAAGATGTGATGATCTCTATTACCATCACTATCCACTGAATTGCGTATGACAGTTTCACATGTCTGCCAGAGATCTCCCCACGTTTTACCATTACAAACAGCAGAGGAATCATATCCCCAAACATCACATTTGTTCTGAATCGTCATGGGAGTTTGAAAGGGATGGTTCTCTCCCATTTTGATATTTTCACCATAGATAGACCAACGTGTCTCAAATCCACAACCACTTCCATATGTATCGAAGTAGTTCATTTCATCTATGAATTCTTTAGCAGTCTGTGTCATTACGAATCACCTTTCATTACTTATACTACTAATATATGCGATTCGAACTCAAAAGTCAAGGGCCTGTGGCTAAAATTTGGGGGATGTGTTCGGTTTATGCCGCGCTCTCTTCTTCCTCTTCTTCAATTGGAAAGCACACAGTCACAAAATCAAACTCATCAAATGTAATGTTGTGTTTATGCGTGGGGCAAGTCTCCAACCACTCAAAAAATTCCTCTCTTGTCATTACGAATCACCTTTCATTACTTACACTACTAATATAAGTCATTTGAGCAAAGAAGTCAAGGGCCTGTGGCTAAAATTTGCTCAAATATTTAGCAATCTGGCCAACAAACGGCAACAACATGATAGCCATTAGAAGGTTCGCTCCTGTATGTGCCATCGCAATTCGTAGTGTGTCTCCCTTCGGCATGCCATCAGAAACAAAAATTCCCGCAAGCCAGATGGTTCCTGTTGTTCCGATGTTCGCTCCTAGAACTGCTCCAATCGCTGCCGGAAGCGGCAAGGCACCAGACGCAACCAACGCAATGATGGCGGTTGTACTCAAGCTTGACGATTGCCACAACAAAGTCATGATGATTCCACCAAAGAACATATACAGTGGATTTCCCAAGAAAAACGAAAGATGCTCCATGTTTCCCATGGCCTTCATGCCCCCAGAGAATGTTTTTAATCCGATATAGAATATTACCAGACCTACTAGTGCCGTGACGGCAGGGTTTCCTAAATCCATTTTCTTTACCTTTTTCCAAAGTTTCTTATTTTGATTCTGATTTTCCATAGAGTATTTCCTTCTAATACCTCACAATATAATTTATGTTAGAATTCCTTGGATTTGACCCGCTGCTTTTGACCGCTAAAAATAAATATGTTTCAGTATGGGAAAGATATATCTTCAAGGAGACAGCATTCCAGATCAACAAAGGTGGTGGTATGTCATTCACCACGGCCACTTTGTTCGCAAAGTCGATCTGCAAAATGTTTCCAACTTTCCTACTCTAGAAAATTCCGAATACATCTACATTCAAGCAGGCTAAAAAAAGCCCTTGACTTTCTCTATGAATCTGTTAGATTATAAGAGTAATAAGAGAAAGGTGATTCGAAATGATTAAGAACGACTCAGACATTCTTCGTACAACTCTTCTTACTCTCTCCCCCAGAGAAGAGCGTGTCATTCGAATGCGCTACGGACTGAACGGTGTCGGGCAGCACACTCTCGGCGAAATCGGATGCATTATGAACTTGTCTGTTGAGCGCATTCGTCAAATCCAAGCCAAAGCCGAACGGAAACTGAAACATCCTTCGCGTTCTGCGGATCTTCGCTCGATTTTAGTTGACATTGCTGCGTAAGTCTGATACATTATGAAAGTAAGAGTTGTAAAAAACACTTGGACATGGCCGACTCCCAAAAAAGGTTGGTATGGTTGGGTTGTTGTGGATGAAAACATCGAACCAATCATGATGCCTAATTGTCCTTTCAAAACAAAGAAAAATGCCATAGAGGCAATCAAAAATGGAAGGTTTGAGAGTTGGGGAGTTACTGAAATAACCCATAAACCGATACCATCTTGGTATTATGAGTCATTTTAGGGGTTGACAGATTCCTTTTTGTGTGGTATAGTTAGACATAATAAGAGAGAGGTGATTCGAAATGACATATGAAGTAAGAACTACGATCACCACTTTGTGTCCTGTGATGGGAACTTTGGCAATGCCTGCTCTTGTTGTTGAGACTTTGGCAGAAGCGGAAGCATGGTTCGAATGCAGACTCGCACAAAGGCATCTTCACAGAGTTGTACACACACTCTTCGGTGAAAGAGGTGAAGTTTTGAGAGTTGTCTTTTGCTAATTTTGCTCTTGACAGCTCTCTACAAATATCATAACATAGTAGAGTGACAAAGAAAGGTGATTCGAAATGTCTACTGAAGTTGAAAATTTTCGTAACTCAATCCTTGGATACATTGATGCTTGTCGTCAAAATATCTTAGAGTATCGCGCAATGGGAGATTCCCGTGCTGTAGAAGCCGCGGAAGGAATGATTGCCGATTTTGAAATGTGTCTACAACAACTAGAAGGAACACAGTGATGCTAAAAGACCTCTTGATAGAAGTCTCTTCTGAAATTTTCTCAATCGTCCTTATCATAGGACTGATCTCTATGTATCTCTACTAAACACTTTCTTCTAACTTAGCAGAACCACTATGGCCGCATGTAGGACAATACATGTGGCCTCTTTCTATATCATAATGCTCATTCATAGTAGCATAAGTAAAGTATCCCTTACAGACCTTACAAGTCAAATGATAGATGATTTCTTTTTGTGCTTGAAAAGACATAACTCTCTCCCATTCTTCTTCAAACCCCACTTCCCATATAGACATATCCTCTCCCGCGAAATCATACCAGACTCTTTTGAAATATCCATTCGCAGATGCCATGATGGTTTCGTGTGGAGAATTCAAATGACCCTTGACGAGCCAGAACAAACGATATGCCTCTTTGACTTCCATGTGAATATGTAGGATCTTACCAAAAAGGGTTTTGGGTTTTTAGCCAGCAAAAAAAATTTTTTTCGGAAAAACTTTTAGAAACACTGAAAGATTCTGGGGGGCTGGTGCTATACACTTCCGCCTCATTCCAGATGGGAACCCACAAATTTAAAGATACACGCTGAGGTTTAGGGGGGTATCTAATTCAAGTCACGAAAGCTAAACTGAGCTAAAGCTGTACGAAAGCTTTGCCGGGACCCTACTTCAGAAACTCTCAGAAACTCTCTAAAAGATGCTCATATGGGCACTCTTTGTAACTTTTCTATTCATTTCTAGCAGATGAGATTCACAGAATTATAAATAATTGCTCATAAGCTTTTAGCTTGAAGTCACCCCCAGATACGCAAAAACCCTCTAGAATCTCTAGAGGGTTTTTTGATAGAAACTTTCTTCTAAGGTCAGTCTTTAGGAACTCTCAAATGTTTTCCAATTGTGGCCTCATCGTATTGTCCTTTTACTGCCCAGTTTCTAAATGCTGAACACTCTGCATAACTCTCTGCACAAGAGTCTCTTAATGGGCATTCATCACAGGGACATGCCATATCTTTTTCAAAGTAATCTCTGATGATTGAAGCATTTAAATTCTCAAAGAATTTCAATCTAGCTTCTTCTGGAGAGACTCCATGTAAGGCATTTAATTCAGCAATTTCTGCTAATGATTCGATACTCATTTAATCTCCTAATCATTATTGGCTAGCATAGCCATAGTAACATTATAATCGGCCACTGTCAAGAGCTTTTTAAAACTTTTTTCAAAAAAAAAGAGCAGCCAAAGAAGGACTGCTCTAAGTTACCCATATAGAAAGGAGACAGGGAAAAGAAGAAAAACTTTTTTCCTCATACGCCCAGCTAGTATCTCCAATCTCTCCGCACGGACTTATTGACGTTGCCGCTCTAGTTTGATTGAAACTAACATCTCTGGGTTTCACGTCACCGATATTTCACGGGCGAATATATTCACCAGAGATCGTGCTTTCAGGTGGCCTGCCCTCCGCACGGACATATGAGGAAAAGAGTCTAAAATCTTTTCTTCTTACATATATTAATATAAGTGATTCGCAATGAAATGTCAAGGGCAATTCGGCATTTTTTTTAAAATATTTTGGCAGAAATTCTCAGCGGCATCTCTCAGGCGGCTCAGAAAAAAGGCTGGGGGATTTACTCAACAGTCTCAAATATTCGCTAAACCCCCAAAAGCTAGAATCTGCAGCGGATTCCTGAAAATCATATCCCTAAGAATCCCAATTTTCCCCATCTTTTCCCATCAATCTCCATCATTCAATCTCCATTTTTCCCAATTCTCGCCATCATTCTCATGGGTATCCGGCGGCTCGGAATTCTTCTTCAAGACTTCTTCGAAATTATTCCAAAGTCTCTGAAATTTCCACTCATAGATCTGATTCAATCCTATCATAGCATTGGCAATCTGATCTTCAGTTGGTTCTGGATTTCCATCATACATTTCCTTCCAGACCAAGTCAATATCATCACAGACTTTCCAACAGTCTAAGATGTTCTGTTCAAGCTCAAGTATCGGATGTTTCTTCTTGTCGTATCCTTGCATAATATTTTTCTTTTTCTGATTCATTCAAATGTTCTCTTTCATTATTCATTATACTCGCTAAGACTTCCTTACATACAGTCAAAGATCGTGAGATTATGAGCACCTTTCCATTGGCGTCATATGCAATATATTTACCTTTTCTTTTCTTCATAAATCCTGTCATACAGTTATATATAATTTACTCCAAAAAAGGCAAAATTCTTCCTCATTGTGAAACCCTTTCTCGTATCATTTGAAACTCCTTAGAAAGAGAGAAAATGGGCTCCGGTCTAGCCGCGGTCAGCAGCGGAAATATGATAAGAAACTATGCGAGGATTATTCCAGACTTTAGATGCTTCTAGAGCTTCTTCATATGTATCATAGAGTACTGGATTGTCCTTTGATTCTTGCCATTGTGATCCTTCACAGACATACATCCATTCGTCATTATCGAACTCGATCATGATTGCGTATGGAGGCTTGTTGGAAGATGAAGTTTGTTTGTTGGCTTCCCAAGGTTGTGGGCCAGACTTATGTAAAATAGTTGTCATTTGTCAATCTCCATTTTTCATAACCTTTCCATATCTCCCAAAAGAACCAGCCGAGAATTGTTGCGCCTGGACTTCCTGTGAGAAATAGAAGTAGAACACTAAAATAAAGCAAGTGAGAAAATATGAGTATCATCATACAATCTAGAAGCGAGAAATTATGCATCATCTAAAACTATCATGCGGCGGCCCAAGTTTTGCTCTATGCAGTTTTCGGTGTAGACTTTTACCGCACCATCGTCAAACATCACAGTGATCAGAGTTTCGTCATCGGCATCAGTGGAAATCGAAGTGATCTCTCCTGTTGCAACATAGTCTGAATAGCGACGAATGAATGACTGGCCAATTTCAAGAGGTAGGTTCATAAGAATTTCCTTTTTCTTTCTACATTATCAGTATAGATGATTCGTTCTTTCGTGTCAAGAACTATTTTAGCGGTTTTTCACCTAATCGAAGAAAAGCGTGAACAACAGAAGTTGTTGGCTCAAAGAATGAAAGAAATTTCTTATGAGAGGGTTCTGTGAATTTGAAAAATTCTTGATCTAGCCATACAACAACAATGATGACTAGCAGAACTTTATCGACAATGCTTATTTTTTTCTCTTGTGACATACCCTATATATTATGATGGAGATTTGTAAGATGAATGTAGCACGAATTAGAATGTACACAAAAGAGAATTGTGGATACTGTAAAGCAACGGCAGCACTCTGTAAAGATCGTGGTATTGAGATTGATGAATATGATATTCAATCCACCAGAGTGAAAGCAATGCTTGTCAATGATTATGAAAAAGAGTTTTCAACAGGAGCTCGTCCTAAGACTGTGCCTCAAATCTGGGCAGAAGTAAATGGAGAGTGGGAATATGTCGGTGGCTATGAGCAATTTGTTGCAAAATTAGTTCCCGAAAGATTTTAGAAAACGATACAGGTTCACATAGTAGAGAAATGTCTGTGGATAGTGAGTGGGGTTAGGTAGATTTGGAAACATTTCTATCATTTCACGAATTTCATCATCTGTCATTTTATTTTCTTCCTGTCCACCATGATTCTATCAATTCCGTGATAAGAATTATGACACAAACAACCAAAACAAGCAATCCAATGAGCATCCAATCAGGCATCTATATCTTCCTCTGGTAATTGTATCACCTTTTCTTCAGTGAGCATCTTTTCTTTGATATCATATATCGTATCTGTCTTTATCATGTTGATAATTGTGTTGGTAAGATTTACTTCTTGGCGCAAATATCCAATTTTACGCTGAAGTTCTTCCAATTCTTTCAAATAATATTCTAATTCTTTTTCTTTTCTCAATTTTTGTTCGATAAAATCTGTGATGAGTATGAGCTTTGTCTCATTTGTCATTTTCTTCTTTCTCGCGTTCTTTTATCCATGTCTTTAGGACTTCAATCTTTTTCACGTACATATAATATCCTGCCAACCATTCATTTTCACCACTGAGAGCCCACTGATATGCACATTGATCTGCATTATTCGTCAAGTTTTCTATAATACCCTGATATTTTTTACGAAACTCTAGTGGGTCTTTCATTATCGCCTCATTTTTGCAATTTCTTTAGCATCTTCTTTCTTGTCTGCAAAAATAGGCACCATATTTGACTTGTGCATTGTGGCAACTCCTATCAATTGACGTTCACCACTATATATGTTTCTCTCTTTCCTTGATCCATTACTACAAATGACATCAGAAGTTGGAACAATGTTTGTGTTTATACACTTGTAGCTCGGCAGGTCAGCACGATATTCTGTCTTACTTTTACCCACGCCCATGCGTTTTAAGAACTTTTCGTGATCAGCTTCTGCTTGTAGAAGTGATTTTGACTTCTTTTTAGATTTTCTTTTCTTGGTATTTGTTGTGGTCATATATGGCCCAACTAAATGCATACTCATATTCGCTCCTCTGCATCATAAAAATTAGATCTTGCCTTTATACTACCACAATTATCGCAAATTGTCAAGATATATCTGACTCTCCATCCATTGGGAGTATAAACTGCCCCTTCCGTTTGTATTATATCAACATCATCACAACATCCGCTTAAATGATTCTTGTTTTTCATATCCGACTTCTCTTCTATAGTACTTTTCTGCAATGTTTTTATAATCATCCATTGCTCTGTGTATGATTTGCCATTTTATCCATGCTTCTAGACAATGGCCGTCGCCTTCAAACGCAAATAATTTATCAATGATCCAACATAAATTCCATTTTCCCTGTCTTTGTCTCTCATATTGTTGTGCTGATAGAGTTTGATTATTTCTACCGCCAAAGAGACTGTTTAGAAAAATAGAAAATGCTATTGTAACTCTGCCAAGATATCTTATCATAGGATTGCCTCATATGCCCATGTTGGTTGTTTTTGGGCCTCTCTCTTATGTCTACCGTGAGCAACCCCATCTGCTCCAAAACTTGCAGCCCAACTTTCTGGTTTTAGTTTTGGTTCAATTCCTGTCATACCTAAAACATAGCCTGCTGCTTCATTTGCAACACAATTACTACCATGTTTTGGGTCTGTGTTAATATCCAGATGTACTTCAATATCAAATTCATCTATATAAGGTATAACTTGTTGATATAGCTCGCACACCTTTCGCACTTCATTCAACAATCTGATTTTCGGTCTGGATTTCTTTACATCATAGTCTGGTTCGTAAGATATATTTGAAAAAATCCTACATCCATGCTTTCCGTCCATATGAACAATAAGAACGGTGGCATATCTGCCCATTTTTTTACCTCTTTTATCTAAAAATCTAATCGAGTCACATCCAAGGTATATTTTTGTATTTGTTGTAAGCTTTGATAGTAATTCTATCAATTCTTCTAAATCGGGATTTGTAAGCATTCTTGTGTCCATTTTGGGTTTGGATGAAATGTAGTTTCACTAGTAGTATCATTATAATCAAATAAATACCAGCAACTATTATCTTTACCAGTGTGCTTACTGTCCTCTATCCACTTAACACGCCCAATAGATACCACTTTTTTACAAAGAGGTAGATATTGGACTGCCTGTTTTGTGTGAATCCAGTCAGCATCAAACAGTAGCCAAGTGGGTGCTTGTTTAGAAAAGTGCAGTATTAATGGATGTAACAACCACCGAGACCAAGGTGGATTTGTGATGATATAGTCTATATTGAGTGGAAATTTTACTTCAAAGGCATCTTTCTTTCCTACCCAATCACATTGTGGGTCTATATCTGTGTGGCCCATAGATATTCCTGGCGACAATTTGTGTAGATGGTTTACAAGTCTACCATCACCAGCACAAGGCTCGTAAAACTTAAATATGTGTTTTGGAAGGAATTCCACTAGAGGCTGGACTGCTTCTATTGGAGTTGGGTAAAAGTCATTTTTTCTGTGTTCAAATTTACTTCTTTTACCCATAATATCACCTTATTCACTATGTCTTGCGATGGCTCGCCGAATTTTCTCTGCATCCGACATTTGTTTGGGTTCCATCATCCGTTTTTGCATGTCTCTTACTTTTTGAGTATGCATTATTTCTTCTTTACTTTTTCCTCGAAATTCTGGAGAGTATTGAGGGAAGTCTAAATAAAACTTTCTAATAGATTGTCTAATAGAACGAACTTTTGACTCCAGCTCGTCTATAAATTCATCCATTTCGTCCATTATTTTTCCCCATGCCACTCTTTCATAGCATAGTCACTTACTTTTGTTACAAATTCTGTATTTGAAGTGTCTTGATAATCTCCATTTGGAAAATATGACCTTTTTACCTTAGTTGAATACATGCGTCCTTGCGATATATAAGTTCTTTCGAATACCTCAGACACAACCTTATCAAACTTCTGGCATTCTACTGCATATTTTAGTGGGCCATCTTCCATATTTCTTCTCCTAATCAATCCCCAACTGGGCCATTATTTTCTCCATAATATCCATATTCATCAAATCCTCTTTGTCTGAGATATTTATTTGAATATATATCATTAGTTCTTGTTTCATATTCTTGCCAAGATTGATTGTAACCAGTACTGAGAAGAGATAACTCTGACTCTAACCTTGCTACTTCATCTTCTAAATATTTAATTCTTTCAATCATATTGGTTGGTGTGCCATAATTGACACCATCTTCTTCATATGTTGGTTCTGATACTGTTCTAACTTGAAGGGCCATTTTTAATAATATCCATTAGTTTATCGTTGAAATCTTCTGGTATGTATTTTTTAGAAAGAGATTCAAAATTGCTGTCAATAATTTCTAACTTAATAAGTTCTATTAGTGATTCTGCAATTTTTCTTTTTTGAGGATGGCATTGATAAAGATATATTGCAACATCCATATCAGAATTACAGCTCCAGAGTTCGTTCAAAATATGATGATATTTTGTTGGAACGTCATGTAATTTTAGGTCCATGTTTTTTTCCTCTCCAATCATATTTATTTACCTTTGATT